TGCCATGACTATGCGTAAGTATAAGTCTAAGATTGCCGCCGCCCGTAAGAGAATGTCGAAGCGAGTTGCTACCAAAGATAGATTACAGAAGAAAGCACGTAAGAAAGCAATCGCAATCATTCGTGGTAAAGTTGCAGGAGATAAGGGTAAGCGTTATAGCGAACTCTCTACTGCCGAGAAGATGATGATCGATCAGAAAGTAGCAAAGCGTAAAGCAGTTATTGATCGTATCGCTAAGAAACTTCTACCTAAAGTTCGCCGTGCTGATATTGCTAGAGTACAAGGCAAAAAAGTAAGCGAAGAGTATAACTTAGATGAGCATTTCGATCTATTCATCGAAGAGCCGACTGTAGGTCAAGACCCAGATATCAAAGACAAGAAAGGCACACAGCCAGCTGTCTACTACAAAGGTCTATCTAAGTCAACAAAAGATAAGCGTGATGCCCACTTCAAGAAGGGTACAAAGATGGACGATGATAATCCAGCGGCATACAAGCCAGCACCTGGTGACGCAACTGCTGAGACTAAGCCATCTAAGCACACAAAGAAATTCAAAGATATGTATGGTGAAGAACTTATACCATTATCTAAGTTTCACTCTGCACAGAAGAAAGACGGCAGTGTGAAGACTGATGGTCGATTCAAGATTTTCAGAAAGAAGAATGCTGAAGCTGGTGATACACCAGATAAAGCAGAGATCAAGAATAAAGTTATTGATGAGAACAAAGCAGAAGAGCGTTTGAGATCACAGCACAAGTCTGAACGTGAGAACATGAAGCGTGAACACGATAAAGAACTAGACGCAGTAAAGTCACGTGGTTTACGTAGGCAGATTCGTGATCTACAGAAAGAAGAGTTTGATACTGATGAAGCATTACTAGCATTCATCGAAGAAGTGACAAGTGATATCGCTGATTCAGTAGAACTGAGTGAAGCAAAGGGCGATGCAGGTCTGAAAGCAAAAGCAGAGAAGTCTGGTATGCCACTTGGCATTTTACGTCAAGTGTACAACAGAGGCGTTGCCGCATGGAGAACTGGACATAGACCAGGTACTACTCCACAGCAATGGGGTTTTGCACGTGTAAATTCATTTGTTACTAAATCATCTGGAACATGGGGTAAAGCAGACGCAGACCTTGCCGCTAAAGTACGTGGCAGTTCTAAGAAAGAAGAAGTAGAGTCACCTATCGATAAGAAGAAAGATGGGTCACTGTCATATAAGAAGACAAAGATTATCACTGAAGATGATCCATGTTGGGATACACACGAAAAGCGTGGCATGAAAAAGAAAGGTGGCAAGCTAGTACCTAACTGTGTGCCTAAGAACGAAGCAGTATCTCCAGCACAGCAAGCCGCTATTGCGATTGCTAAGAAGAAGAAAGAAAAGTTAGACGAAGAGTTTGAAGATATGTTCGAAGGATACATGTCTAATAAAATCAAGTCTGTGTCAGTCAACAAAAAGATGTATGACCATGCATTGAATACACTGAAGAGTGTTATTGATCGCAAGAAGAAAGAGGCAAAAGCCAAGAAGACTGGCATGAGACATAGTTCTGAATACTATGCCGCACAGATTGCTAGAACGTATAAAGATGTAGACGGTAAAGTACTACACAAAATGCTAGGCGAAGAGTATGTCTTTGAAGAGGGTGGTGCTGGCGATAGAGGCACAGATAAACTAACTAAGCGTTACAAGAAAGATACTCCTGGTGAAAGCGTATCAGAGAGCGAAGGACCAGTGCCTAAGCCAATGTCTAAGATGACTGATAAGCAGAAAGAGGATCTGAGACACAAGCAGAACGTTGAGCGTGAGCGTAACATACGTAAGATGAAGATTGGTCAAAAGCAGACTGATGATGATCGTAAGCGTAGAGAAGCAGATCGTGAGAGAAGACTAAGACAGTATGCGGGCAAGCGTGAAGAACTTGAGTTAGATGATATGTTCGAATCTGTAATCAGTGAACGTGAAGGCTTCAAGCAATTCAACGAAGATGTATCACAGAAGCAAATCAGTGACCTCGAAAAGTTTGCTGATAGACTGCTAGACAAGTTTGGCGTAGACGTAGAATTTACACGTCACTTTGCTGATCGTATGAACGATGATAGAAACAACCCTAAGATTTCTATTCCTGAGTTACAGCGTTTCTTCAAGAAGGTTGCTAAGAACAAGGCGAAAGATATCAAACAACTAGGTGACTCTGAAGCAGTGCTAAAAGATATTCAAGCAGACTTGAACTTGCCTGTAGTCATCAACTACGACAAAGCAAAGAATGAATTTGAAGTAGTAAACAAAACGATCATGCGTAAGAAAGATTTCAAGACGCCTAATAAGATCGTAAAATACTAACCAGTGAGCAGATAAATATAGAATATAGGAGATAAAATTATGAGTTTTCCACTGACTAAAGAAATGCTAAGTGCAATGATCAACAACAATCCAAAAGCCGATGAATGGTTTGAGGCACTTGAAGAGATCATGCCAAAATATGAAATCGATACTCCTGAGCGTATCGCTGGATTTATTGCACAGTGCGCCCACGAAAGCGCAGACTTCAAGAGACTTGAAGAGAACTTGAACTACAGCGAGAAAGCACTGAATGCAGTGTTTGGTCGTTACTTTGGTACAGGTAAAAAGAAGCGTGATGCATCTGAGTATGCTCGTAATCCAGAGATGATTGCGAACTACGTTTATCAAGATGAGTATCGTACTAAGCGTGGTGCAATGGGCAACGTAAATGACGGTGACGGATGGTTATTTCGTGGTCGTGGCTTGAAGCAACTTACTGGTCGTAATAACTACACAGCATTTGGTAAGACTGTAGACCTGACTGCCGAAGAAGCAGTAGAATATGTAGCAACAGAAAAGGGTGCTGTTGAGTCAGCATGTTGGTTCTGGGATACAGCGAAGTTGAACAAGATTGCTGATAAAGGCGATATTGTTGCAATGACTAAGAAGATCAATGGCGGTACTATTGGTCTAGAAGATAGAACATCACGCTATGAGAAAGCTATTGCTATCATGGGCGGTGAAGTAGAACTATCTGTACCTGCGCCTAAATCAGATGTAAACTTAGATGAAGTTTGCTCAATAGGTTCACGTGGAGAAACAGTAAAGGCAATTCAGCAACACCTAGGATTAGGTGACGATGGTATTTATGGCCCAGGTACAAAACGTGCAGTGAAGCAGTTTCAAGCTTCTAACGGTTTGTTAGCAGACGGCGTTGCTGGACCAACTACACTAAGAAAGATGTTTGGATAAGAGGCTAAGATGAAATCGTTTGTAGAACATATGTCTGAAAGTATTATGATGAAGAGTCAGAATACTATAGATAATCCCGAAGATCCAGAAGTAATGGTGCCGGGGTTTGGTTCTATGCTTCTATCTCAACTAAGAAATAGTGTTGCGAGACAGTTGACCGATGTAGGTAAACGTGCGAGTAGAAATGATTTTGATATCGCATACAGTCTACTCTTAGACAAGTCGGGAGCTGGTGCTGTAGTCGCAAAGCTACAAGCAATCAAAGACGCTGAAGAAGAGATGAAGAAGAGTCCTTACAAACGTAAGATAACAATGGCTAAGAAGAGATAGGTAACATGAAAAGTTTTGTAGAACATATTGCAGAAGCAAAAGACCCAGGCGAATACGATAACGAAGGTGGTATGGCTAAGACCCAACTACGTGGTGTTATTGCTGATGCAGATCATATGATCAAGATGTTTGGTGACGATGACAATCTGCCAGAGTGGGTACAGAACAAGATCACTAAGGCTGCCGACTATCTAAACTCTGCACATCGTTACATGATGAACAAAGACGGAGAAGAGTAATGGCTTGGATTGCAGTACCGAATAATCCTTCATGGGAGTTTGATAACACAGCAACGATATCAGATACCTATCCACGCACACCTGGAAATGTCGCCGCTGGTGTTAGGACATATACTATGCCAGATGGCAGACTACGCACTACTTTTATCAAGTGCAGAAAGATCAATAATCCGACTGCGGTTGGCGAGTTAGACAAATCATATTACGAAGCGAGAACGCAATAATGAAAACTTTTAGAACACATAGAGCAACACATATAGATACATTCTGCGAAGAATGCAATATATATGATGACTTAGTTACAGAAGCATCTGAGTATCAGGGACGTAAAGTTTCGCTAAACGACCCATTCAGAATGCCATCAGGCTCTAAGAGTAAGTTTGGCGTATACGTAAAGAACGAGAAAGGCAATGTTGTCAAAGTAACATTTGGTGATCCTAACATGGAGATCAAGCGTGACGACCCTGCTAGAAGAAAAAGTTTTCGTGCAAGACATGGCTGTGATAATCCAGGTCCTAAGTGGAAAGCAAAATATTGGTCTTGCTATCAATGGCGGGCTGGTGCTAAAGTAGACAACTAATAAATAATAACAGATATTCGGGAGATAATCAATGAACTATAAGAAAGAGATAGCACCATTACCAGAAGGTTTCGCTGATGCTATTAGCAGGACAATCAACAAATTGCAACACATGCAAGAAGCACCTGCTTCTCGTAAGTCAGATCGTTCTGATGGTGATACTAAGCCACAAGATATTTCTGGCGAAGAAGAAAAAGTAACTGCCGATAAGAAAGCACCTGCACGTAAGGGCGACAAATCTCAAGGCGAAGCTATGGCTTCTGTCAAAGAAGAGATTGAAGCGTTAGAAGAAGTGCGTAACATCAAGATCGCCAAAGACGGTAAAGATGAGAAGATGGTCAACAAGCAAGAGTTGAAGACATATCTTCAGATGGGCTGGAAAGAAGTCAAGGAAGAAGCTGAGTTAGACGAAGCTACTATTACTGTAAAGTCATTCACCGGTAAAGCACCAGCGGGTATCAAGATGAAAAAGATCGGTTCATCTTCGTTTGGTGGAGATGATGTTGAAATGACTGGTCCGGACGCTAAACTTATTGCTTACGCTAAGAAAAGTCTCGGATGTGATAAATCGTGTAAGACTATCGCAGACGTTGAAAAGAGTCTGAGTGAAGCATACGAAAGTACCTGTAGCACAGTATCATCTTCATACAAGCCTAAAGCTAAGAAAGAAGAAATCGATCCAGTAAATCCTAAAGCGGTCAAGAAGAAGTTCGATGATCGTAAAGACAAAGATATCGATAATGACGGTGACGAAGATGAGTCAGATGAATATCTGCACAAGCGCCGTAAAGCGATTTCTAAAGCGTTGTCAAAAGACGAATCTGTAAAAAAGCCTAATGCCTCTGTAGACGAATCTGCCGAACTAGAGGGGCTAAATGAAAGATTCTCACCAAGAGAAATCAAAATGGCAATCGGTATTGCATCAGACAAAAGATATGCTGGTGGCAATATGACTGGTGCAGTCAAAGCAATCGATAAGCTAAAGAAAGGTCTATCTGATCATCCACAAGTTTCTGCTGTTCTAAAGAGACAGAACGAAGAAACTGAATTAGACGAAGCACTGCAACATGTTCATACAATTAAAATTACTGCTGACGCTCCATCTGATGCAAAACCATCTGAAGTTGCTGATATTAAAAACGATTTTAAATTGCACGTTCAAGCAATCAGAGGTGCTGTCAAAAGATTAGGCGGTCTTATTACTGATACAGAAGTTCCCTCAAGACAAAACAAATTTGTTGGAAAAATTAAAATTGGAACTCGTGGGGATGCAAGTAAAATAAGTATTCCAGTAATTCAAAGAGGTGTTAAATCTGGTGGTATTGAATTAGATAAACGCCAATTTGTTCGTGAAGAAGTGGAACTTGACGAGGCTAGACCGCCACAGATTCAGAAGGGCAAAGCTAAAGGCACTATCTCTGCTACTGGTATACGTGGCAAAGGTAACAAGAAATTTGATGTAATGGTGGGCTTTGATAATGGTAAGTTCTCGTTTCGCATCACAGACGAATCTGGAAGGTTTCAAACTGTAGGTATCAAGCAAGCATCTAAGATGTTAGGCGAAGAATCAGTTGCAGACCTGACTGAAGCGAAACTGAACGAAGCAAAGAATTCAGATTACACTATATATCACAAAACGTTTTCATCTGCGGTTCAACATGCAATCGCTGTCGCTAAGAAGCGTGGCTATGCAGTTGATGAAGATGACTGGGACCGTAAGGTTGCAATGGGACCTCGTAAGCCAAGTAAAGGTAAGACCAACTCTTACTCAATCAACTTGTCTAAGAATGGTAAAGATGTAAGGCAGAAATTGCAAATGCAAGTTTACTATGACCAAGGTCGTTATGAATTAAATATGTATATTTCTTAGGAGGAAATTATGATTGGTTGGATTAAAAAATTGTTTGGAATGAGTGAAGCGAATGTATCAACTGTTGAGACGAAAGCTGTGGAGCCTGCTCCAGTAAAGCGCCAAGCCCCTTCCAAGCCCCAAAAAGCGAAAGCTACAGTGGCAAAGAAGCCGGCGAAGAAGAAGTCGAAAACTCCCGACCTTAGTGCAATGACTAAAACAGAGCTAGACATTTACGGACGTAAAATAGGTTTGAAATTAGATCGTAGAAGAACTAAAGAGTTTATGATGCAAGAAATCGAAAAACACAACAAGGAGAACTGATATGGCTTTATGGGGAGATACAGATGTTGATGCTTCAATCCCGAAGTACTTGACAGCTGGCGACAACGCAAAGTGCTATTTCATCGATACCACAGAAGCTGGTGTTACTGCTAACAGAGCAAAAGGTTTGAAGACGACCGGTTGGAATTTATACGAAGAGTATGGTTCTGGACGTAAGCGTGTTGAAACACTAGTCGCTATGACTAGAACTGTTGCACAAGCAGGTGATACTGGTACTACTGGTACAGCTAGTGATGAAGATGCAGTCGTTGCAGACAGCTAATAAATAAAGATGAGGGCTGAAACATGCCCTCATCAAATTTATAATAATAATGGTGAACAAAGTATGGTGTTAGATGAAAGTACATTTATGTTATATGCGGCTAAGCATTATGATATGAAGAAGGCGGCTTCTACGGAAGAATTTTATGATGATCTCAAAAGATTTCAATATCTGAAAAGATTGTTTCGAAGATATGAGGAATTTGATGAATTGAAGGTACGTCTGATTCTAAATCATATGATAGTAATATATAACTGTTTTGGGCTTGCAGGAACACCTATGTTGTTTTTGAGACTAGAAGAGTATCACAAGTACTTGAAACCGTTTCTGGTATTCCAAGGTTACTTACCAGATGTTGTAGAGTACGGTGAAAAAAGAATAGAGACATCGAGCATTCCGCTTGATGCTAATATAGTAAAAGAACTGAGAGAACTATGATTGTTGACTTATTTCTCGTATATCAATTTATACGTAGACTCGCAACCCCATTCAAAGAGTGGGATGCGTACAAGCTAGGTATTATTGATGAAGACGGGAATATACTCAAGAAAGCTAGAGAGTTACGCACTGTAGAGGAGCGTAA